CTCCAACACCTTGGATAGTCTGTCCAGGATATAAGGTGCCTGTAATAGCTGTAACAGTAAGTGTGGTACCTGAAATTGAACCTGTTAGCGTTGCAGCTACAGCAGCACTATTCATTACTTCTGAAGTTTCAGTTTGTGAAATATTAACTGTATAAGTACCTGGGCCACCACTACCACTACCTAAAGCAGTAATAACAGTTTCAGCAGTTAAACCTACACCAAACAAAGATTGACCTACACCAATACTACCACTTTTTAATAAAGTAACAGTTAAAGTTGTACCTGATATTGAGCCTGTAAATACTGCACTAGCAGGGTTTGATATGCGCCATGTATAACGATATGAACCATCAACTATATAAACATTTAATCCATTATCAGTAATTCCTACCATGCCAGAATTAGAATTTAAAGTACCTATTAATGTAGGGTTAAAGTCTGAAGCCATTACATAGACATAAGGGCCACATACTGCTACTAAATAATTGCCACCTGATACAGTTCTCATGCCTCGTACTTGAGCTTGATTTTGTAATAAAATTAATGATTGCAAACCAGGTGTTGGATATAAAGCAACAATACCTCTACTTGCTGCTGAAGTTGCACTAGCAGGGGATTTTAATGGGTCAATTTCAGGACGCCAGTTAATACACTCCTGTGCATCTTGGTAGATACTAGGTGCTTCATAGCTAGGACCAACAAAGCCAAAATCTGACATTTAATCACTTTCCTTATAAGAATCACCACGTATTAAAGTTTTCATACATAAATTAGCGGAATATGTCAACTGAAGAAGCCCCCACTCAAAATCCACCCTGCGTCACGGGCTCTGCTAACTAACATAGAGCTAGGATAACTAGCAGAAGCAATAGGCTTCATGTTATTACGTTTAATCGTAGATTTAGATTCTTGTGCGTATTGATTAATCATGCCTATTTGTATTTGTGAGGCTTTGCCATACATAGGCATCAATCGTTCTGCTAGATTCCATCTAAGAGCCATTGAGTAACCTTGAGGTAGAGCAATTTCATCATACAAATTAGTATAGTTACTAAAGATTGTACTTGAGAATATGTGCATCTCACCTTGAGCAGGGTTTGGCCATACAAATACATTACCTGTTACAGCGTTAGGATTGTAATAAAGTGCTTTAGGCCAAGGGCCATTAAGTGTTTTTAAGCCAATCTGATTATAATTCTCTAAAGCTAAAATACTGACTTGATAATCTAAACCACCATTTAAAACAGGTTGGCCGTTACTTTGAGTGTTTACCCTTACGTATGCTTGGTCAATGTATAAAGGCTTCTGGTAATAGCCTGTAATTGATTGTGAAGCTATTGGTGTTTGATAAGGTATGTTTAATTCATATGTACCTATTTCATTTACGTTGCCACCTGCACCTGTTAAGAATTGAACAATCTTAGTTCCTGCTGTAATGCCTGCACCTTTTAATGTTTGACCTTGTGCAATTGCGCCACTTGTTATGCCTGTTACTGTAAGAATATTACCTGTAATTGAACCTGTAAATACTGAACCAATAAAGTTTGCAGTAGAGGGTGTAGGGCCTATCGTGTATTGAACTTGACCTGCAATAAGAGGGAAGATAATTTCAGTCGTATTGTAGACCATCATATCTTCATTAGACCATTGATCTACTAAATCATTGAGCATATCAAAAGCATCTTGTGTGGCATCAGGTGTTGGTGTTTCGCCTGATTCTAATGCACCAATATCTTTTAATGCTCGTGAAATAATCTCTAGTGGCATTGTCATAATAGTTCCTTATGTAGGCGTAAATACTTGTGGCAACCAAGGTGCAACAACAGTACCATTAGTTTTTATTTCATTTAATTGTTCTTCTAAGCGAGATTTTATTATATTTACACCATCTCTCATAGTTTCTTTTTCAATCCATGATACAACCATTTCTTCTGTTACTTCTGCAAAAGGCATAGTTACAGGATAATTGAACCACCAGTTTCCCTCTGTTTCTACTAATCTATCATCTTCACTTGCTGTTACATAGTATTTAGCATGAGTGATTATCTCATTCTCAGCAGATATTTCTAATATTTTCCATACGTAATTAATCATTTTAATGCCTTCCATATTCAAAGCCACTTGCATGATCTGTATTAGGTAAGCCTACATGATAACCAATAGCTGAACTTGCATCTGTCTGAAAACGACAATGAATTGCTATTCTGCCTGATTGCTTCCAACCAATCCCACCTTGAAACAAGTGTGTAGGACTAGCACGTAGTTGCATAAAGAAAGCAAAGGGTAAGCCAAACCTTACAAATACACACGCATTAGCATACTGCCAATTTGTCGGTACTATTTTAGGGATAAATGACCACTTACCCTCTACTGTAAATAACCAAGCAATACCGATTGTTTTAATCCATGTATCGTCTAAGCAGAATGGGAATAAATTTAATATTCCGTCATACCACTTTCCAAAGTTTTCTAAATGTTTAGCCATGATTAAACTGCACTCGTAGAAGCTAATAGATAATAAACTGTACCGCCAATATTAATTGCTACTTTGTTAGTAACAGTACCTAATACTGAAGCAGTTACACCTGTAGATGAAAGCATATTACCAGTTACTGTAGGTAAAGTAATAGTTGCTGTACCTGCTACTGCTGCTGGTGTTAGCGTACAGCTACCTGAAGTTGAACCATTAATCACTACAGTACCCATATTACCACCCAGCCAACGCAGAATAAGCCGTTGTACCTGTATCAGCATCAAACTCAGCTTTCTGTTCTGCTGAATAGTTACGGCACTTGCTACGTTTAAGTTCTATGACTACGCCATCAGCATCTAAGATTTCTTCAAGCCATGTAGCTTCTAGTGTGTTGGATTTAATGTCGTGTGTTACTGCTGCTAGATAGATCATGCTGTAGCTCCTTTAATGATTGCGTAGTTTATTTGTAATGCCTCAGATAAAGAGCCAGCAGAAATGTTAGTTACTCTTACGCCAAATTGTCCAGTTGTACCAACATACATGCATTCAATTCTGTAGTTAGATGGATTTATGCCAATATAAGTCGCAGTTAAAACAACAGTATCTGTTTGTGCTACTAAAGAATTTGTTACAACAAATGTAACGATTGCCCCAGCAGCCAAAGCAGCATTGTTCATCGTAATCTGACCAGTAGGCTTATTCAATGTAACGGCTGTACTCTTAGAAGTAGCTTGAGTAACCGTACCACCTGACCCTGTGCCGTAGCCTAGACCTGCTGGCTGAACTACAACTAACCCACCTAGTGCAGGTACAGCTACTTGCGCTACTCCTGATGTATAGAATCCAATGGGTCCATATCCACCTGCTGCAAAAGAGGCTTGTAAAGCAATACCATTTGCCCCTGTAACAGCGTCCGCTGATAATATAGCTACTGCTCCTGCAGACACCGCTCCTCTTGCCCAAATTGTTCCAACTACATCTAACTTAGTACTAGGAACAGAAATACCAATCCCCACATTTTGACTAGCATCTATCGTTACTGCTGTTGTTCCACTATTCGTAGCAAGTTGTAAAATACCAGAGTTATCAGCACTTATGGCTACTCCGTTTGTTGTCGTTGCATTAATGATTGATGCCATGTAAATCTCCTAAATTTATAATACAACCCATTTTGAACCTGAAGGTACTGTTACTGTTATACCCCCTGCTACAGTTGCACCTACACTCATAGCATTAGAGCCTGTTGGAATTGCATAGTTTACACTTACTGTTTGACTATTAACAAATAATCCGTTTGTAGCAGATACTTGTGGAGCTGATAAAGTCGTACCTGTATAGTTTAATGCTGACGATTGATTAGGTGTAGTAGTACCTTGGCCATAAGGAATATAATTAGTAGTATAAGTAAATGATGGTGCTTTATTATTAAAAGTTGTCCAATCAGTAGAACTTAAAGCTCCTCTATTAGATGCAGAAGCCGTAGGTACTTGTAAAGTAATAACAGGTGTTGTAGTTCCTGTTGCTACTGTAGAACTAAGATCAGTTCCTGTTGTACCTAAAGTAATTGCAGCTACACTTGTTACTGTACCTAAATTGCCTGTTAAATCTACACCATTAGCACTTAATACTCCTGTACTTGGCACAAAACTTAATTTTGTAGAAGAAGTTTTTTGTGGCAGATTACCTGTAGTAGATGTTGTCCAATTAGGATAACAAGTAGTCGCTGTTGTTGTATCGTCAGTTATTGCAGTATTAACGGCATTAGTTGCTGTTGTTGCACTTGTAGCGGTACTAGCATTACCAGTCAATGCGCCTACAAAAGTAGTAGAAGTTACAGAAGTTAATCCTGCAAAAGTAGTAACTGTCGCACCTAGTGATACAGCAGTAGAGCCTATTGTTACGCTTGAGTTAGTTAAAGCGCCATTAGGTATAGAAGTTAAACTTGCACCACTTCCACTAAATACAGTTGCAGTCAATGTACCTGTAGAGGGTACGTATTGATACTTAGTAGAGCTTGTATAAGTAGTAGAAAGATTGCCTGTAGTTTGATTAGCAAATAATGGGTAACGTGTCGTAGCAGTCGTTGTATCGTCAGTAACAGTCGCATAACTAACAGGTGTAGCCCAAGTAGGAACACTAGCACCATTAGATTGTAAAAACTGCCCTGCTGTACCATTACCTATAAAACTTGTAGCACCTGCGCCTGTTTGATAAGCAATTTGACTAGCTAAACCACCTGCTAAATTAGTTGCAGTAGTTGAAGTTGTAGATGATCCTACACTTAAAGTAGATTGAGCAACATATTGAGGTGCAGTAGCTCCTGCCGTTAAAACATAATTTGTAGTACCAAGTGTTAAGAATGAAGTTGCACCAGATGCGGTATTGTAAGCTAAAGCACCTGTTGTCCCACCACCAATATTAGTAGCTGTTGTTGCTAAAGTAGCACTTGCTACAGCACCACTTACTATTGAACCTAAAATAGAAGTAAGCCAAG